GCGATGGTGGGCCACCAAATGGCTTGCCTATAACTTCTGGAATATCGTTTCCCGCATCGCCCAAAAACGGCGACTATGCTCTGCGTACAGATTATCTACCCAACAGATTGTTTAGATGGAACGGAGGCCGTTGGGTCAAGATAGAAGATAATGTTAGAACCACCCTTACACTGGGAGCAGACAATCGAACTCAGCGTAGTAGCTTTGTTAATAATACTGACACTTACACAAACAATTCTGGTAACGTGACAGTACGACAGAGTTTAAGTCAAGCACTAAGACCCAAGGCAGATAATTAATGAGTCAACAATTTTTTTATGACGGTCAAATACGAAGATTCCTGGTACAATTTATGCGAATTGTTAGTGGAATTGATGTAGAATTTGGTAAAAACAGTCAAGGAGTTCGATCTTTACAACGTGTACCTGTGTATTACGGAGATCAGAGTCGACAGGCCGCAATTATACTAAAAGGCAACAGCGAAAACACACTAAATGCTGTGCCAGCAATGGCTGCATATATTGATGGATTGAACTACGATCAGTCTCGTATGCAAGAGCCAAATTTTGTTAGCAAGATGCATTTGCGTGAACGTGAGTTTGATCCTGATACTGGCATGTATAATTCCAATCAAGGGGATAGTTATACTATTGAACGCTTGATGCCAGTACCATATAAACTGACTGTCAAGTTAGACATATGGACCAGCAATACCGAACAAAAAATGCAGATTATTGAACAGTTGGCTGTGCTGTTTAATCCCAGTTTAGAAATACAAAGCACGGACAATTATATAGATTGGGCCAGTTTGACTTATGTACAACTAACAGAAATGATGTGGAGTTCTCGTGCAATTCCTACCAGCACCGAGGAACCAATTGATGTTGCTACATTAACGTTCGAAATGCCCATCTGGATTAGTGCGCCAGCCAAAGTCAAGCGTCTAGGTGTTATACAAAAATTTATTGCAAACCTATACGACGAGCAAGGCGGGTTCAGCGAAGAAACAGTTCTTTCTAATTTGGTAGGAAGATCAAGAATTACTCCATTAAATTATGGTATATTTTATTCTGGCAATCAATTGCGATTACTCAAGCCGCAAGAAGTAGTAGACGACGAATCAAACATAACCAAAGTAGGAGCACCGGACACGTGGCGAGCGTTCATTGACATATACGGAACACTAGTCACTGGTCAGAGTGAAATCAGAATTGAGTTGCCCACTGGCAATGAATTGATAGGATCAATCACTTATCATCCAGCTGATCCTAACATTTTGTTGTTTACTCCAATCGAAGATACCATGCCTATTAACACCATAGATGCAGTGGATGCAATTATAAATCCACTCAACATTGATGTTGACAATGCACTGCTCACTCCTGCTGCGGGCACAAGATATCTGTTAACAGACGATATTGGTGCAGACGAGAATCAATTTTACAGTGCTTGGGGCGCAGTGACAGCATATCAAAATGACATTATTGAATTTAATGGCTCTCAATGGATCAAAGTTTTTGATAGCACAGCCAGCAACGAGATAGAATATATTACCAATACAAATACAAATGTCCAATACAGATGGACTGGTACTGAGTGGGTCAAGAGTGTAGAAGGTGTTTATCGAGGTGGTGAGTGGAGTCTAATCATATAGGTTGTGGTGCATTAATCTACAGTGCCGCAACTAAAAGATATCTTTTTTTATTAAGAAATCAAAAACGACATGCAGGATCGTGGGGCCTTGTTGGCGGCGGTGTTGAGTCCACCGAAACTCCAATTGCAGCATTACACAGAGAAATTCAAGAAGAAATTGGATCAATTCAAATTGGTAAAGTAATTCCGCTTGAAAAATTTACCAGCGACACTAACAATTTTGAATATCACACCTATCTTATTGTAGTCGAAGAAGAATTTATTCCTAGATTAAACGACGAACATCGGGGATATGCGTGGACCGAGCTAGACGATCATCCTAAACCGTTGCATCCAGGTGTATGGCGTACTTTTAATTTTAAATCAATCATTGATAAAATCAAGACTGTGGAAAAAGTTATAGCCCAACCTCAGATGCAAACTGTCTGAAATCAATTTGTCTATAGTTTAAACAATATTTCCAGGCTTCAGGAGTTCTAAAACTAGCAGTAGGTGCCACTCTAACAAATTCTGTTTCGTTATAGGCAGACATCACTTGTTTTAAACTTAATACCCAGAAATCTTCTAGTATGTTAGAATTTGTTGATGGATATCCTGTTGTTCCGTTATACACATTATAATTGTAGTTGGGCGTGTCATTGCCATCAAATCCCAACATATAAACTTTTTTATGTCCGTCAAATGCTGCAAGATAAGCTGCTATTGCACCGCTGTTAAATTGTGGGTTTTGTGGAATAAGATTGAACTTTCCCGGAAATCTAGTTAGTGGTTCATTGTTGGCGTACACTATCTTAGAATCACAGTATCCGCTATCGGCTATCTCTCTTAGCAACTTATCACCGGTTGCAATTAAAAAATCTGGTCTATAATCTCTAAAAAAAGCGTTGCAACCGTAGGTTAAAAAATTAACTTTATTGTTCTTGATTCTCCATTGTTGCAGGGGCACGCGATGGTCTAAGAATCTTGTGCAGTCAAATTCTAATCTTGTAGGACCGTTGCCTAATACTACTGCAGATTCGCTTTCAAGTGTGAATAACGATTCAGTAGGTATAAACTCTATCGTGGGATTCCATTTTGAGTTTTGATAAACTCGATTTATAATAACGTCTTCGCCGCGATAGTCTTTGCGATATAATTTTTTTATTGTTTGCATAATCTTATTCCAATTTACGATACTTATTCTTTTTATACACTAAGTGTGATAGTCTGACTACCAGTTGTTGTAAAAGTGTGAACAGTATAGTTTCCGCTTGTTGTTACTGTTCCCCCAATGCCTCTTGGCGGCCCAAAATATCTAAAAATCACTACCCCTTGTGTTCCATTGCCGGCTACAGTACCAGCTGCACCATAACTACCGCGCAAGGAATTTGTGGAATTTCCTGGTGTAGTTCCCCGCGCAATGAATAATCCATATGTTAAAAAATCTGCAGTCTTGGCAAATCCAGATCCGCCTCCACCTCCGGCCATGGTATTTGATTCCGAGTAGCCTCCAGCTGATCCACCCCAATATCCTCCACCACCACCGCCACCGTATGAGTTAGTTCTAGCCACCCCGCCTTGTAAGGCAGCTTGACCTCCGCCACCGTTGGCACTATCCGATGATGCATTTGCACCAGCTGCACTCTGTGTTCCAGGTTGACCAGAATAAGCTATTTTACTATCGTACGGGCTTGCTCCAGTTTCCCCAAGCTCACCGCCCCCACCGCCTCCGGCGTTACCGGTTCCGGCACGAGAACTACCACCGCCCCCACCGCCTCCGGCAATTAGTAGTGCGCCAGCTTGACTGTACCCTATACTGTTATAAAATACTCCGCTTAGACCGCCACCTCCACCTGAATATCTATTGTCAGAGTTATTATTACTTGCAGCACTTCCGCCGCCAGCTGGGTTAGCAAAACTATTCACTATACCCGGACCACCTACCATTATTAAAAAAGTGGTCGTATTTCGCAACGGAAACCATCCAAGTGCTGCTCCGCCAGCACCACCTGCTGCACCAAAGCTCCATCCCCCTACAGTGCCACCGGCGCCGCCGGCTCCCCAGCAATACATCTCTACTATAATTTCAGAATTAAATAATCTTAAATCGTCTGCACTTATAATTCCCGAAGGTGCAGCATATACTGATCTAGGCCCAATGACGCCGCCAGCAAATCTGGTCATTAGTTAATTACCTCATAACTACAAGTGATTTGTGCTGCTGTGGCTGAACTGGCATTGGCCTGTAAATAATCGCCCTCTTCCATATATATAGAAACATCTTTTGCAGTCACTACTAGTGTGCTATTAGCAGGCACAGACATATTTCCAGCAATATAAAAAACACTCGTACCCCTACCTACCGCCACATTGGTAGCTATACTTGATGTTGTATAATTAGCAATCAATATGTCGTTCACTTTTAACACATTGCCACTCGTTGCACCATTGGTAATTACATTTGCCATTGATGTTGTTAGCTGTTGATACTGGGTCTTGCCTATCATTGATACTACATTTACTATATTAGGTGCTGCCATTTTATCCTCCAAACACTATTGACATAGCAATAGCTTTACTCATTGTTGCCACTCTTTTTGTATTTTCAACTATTGTTCCGCTAGCGTTAATGTTGCCTTGTATACCAGCGCCGCCAGTAACTATCAAAGCACCATTTGTGGTATTAGTACTGGCGGTGTTGGAAGTAATTACTATATTGCCTGTAGTTAAAGTACCGGCTGTAGTTACATTTTTTATCCAAGCACCTTTTGTACTGTTATAGTTATAAACAATACCGTTTACTGTTGCTTGTTGTCCGTTAGTAGGTGAAGTTGGAAATGACATAGTTTATTAATTATCTGCTGATTGTGCTATTGCGTCTGCTTGTCGTCGCGCTACTGTTTTAATCCATTCATTGTCAAACGCCAATTCAACTATGGCCTCTCGAGTGCCTGGAATTGGAGTATTTGTTTCTAAACACTTTTGAACTGTAATGGACACAATTTCTTCTATAGCAATCCTGGCTCGTTCGTGTGCAGCGTTTTGTACCCAATCGTCAACAGATAAAGCCACGTATTGCATAGCTAAATCTTCAGTCTGAGTGTAATTTATCAAATAAGTTTTCATAGTTCTATCTTTTATCCTAAAAATATTCCGGAAAAATGTGAGTGTGATCCCCAATATTGTAGACCACTTATATTCTGCCAATCGCCTACTGTTACATAATCATTAGCATTTAAACTTATAACCGCCGACTGAGAAAGACCAGCGCCGGCGTCCATTTGTAGATCGTTATAGCCCCCTCCGTTTACTTTTATTGCACAACGTCCAGTTGCCGAATTTACAAATACCGACCAAGTAAATAGATATCTACCAGCAACAGGAGCAGTAAATCTATAATTTGTTGTATTGTAATGGCCGCCTATATTATATATAGCATTACTCATTACAAGGTTACCTTGATTTCCTAAGGTTTGATTACTGCCAGGACCGTTGGCATAAAAGGCGGGTTGATAAGGTTGGGTCACTACCCCATTTCTATCAATACGCATGTGTTCCCTATGGTAGTTTCCGGAGTTATGCGTTTCAAAGGCAATTTCTTGATGTACGCCCGACACTGTGTCAAATACCACAGCGGCACCACCTGTTGTTCCTAATACGTATGCGCCACTGCTATTCAAATACTCAATTCTGACTTTTGACGAGGCTTGGAAGCGAACATTGCCTGCGCTACCAATGGTTATTTTTTCTGAGCCGGTTGTTGTGGCCACTTGTAAATTTCCGCCCGAATCAACACGAACACGTTCTGTGCCGGCACCAAAATTACCATTATATAATCTAAAAGTGCCGTCGCCTTCTGAACCTATATACCAGTTTTGTGATGCAGTTGCGGATCTACCAAATTGCTGTAGCGCATATCCACTGGTAGTACTTGATGCTAGTCTAGCTATCAGGCCCGAAGATACTACATCAAGTTTGGCGTCAGCTGGTGTTACGCCTATAGCCACAGTTCCCGACACCACAGTATTACCAGCAATACCTGTACCGCCTCTAACTACCAATGCTCCGGTGGTTGCTGAAATGGATGTGGTGTTAGCTGCTACTACAACATTACTTGTAGTTCCCGATCCAAACACCGCTTGGCCTGTTATGTTTAAATTTCCTGTAGCAGTGATATCTCCCGGGATACTAATGCTACTTGTCACCAGTGGCGCCGCTACATTGGCCTTGTTCCACACACCTTTGGTGCTGTTGTAAACATAAACAAGATTATTAACTGTGGCTAACTGTCCGTTAGAAGGGCTATTGGGAAACGGCATTAAAATCTCCCCACAGCTATTTCAATCGTTTTAACTTCGTTGTTCATAATATTTTCTAAACTTTTTCCTAGTATGCATCCTGGTGCATATCTTTCATTCGCACATCGTTGAGCCGTTCCTGCCATGTTACTGGTCACTAACAAATCACCTTTTGCGACTGGACCAAGAACTCTGCATGGTACTCTACCAGTCAGTGCCACGGCCAATCCGTCTATACTGTCATTCATTATGTAGGCCGGCTGCGTAGAAATAACACCTGCCACTCTGGTGTCGTGATCTACTGTTGTTGTTGTAATCTCACTGTAGCCACCAAACACAACCACTGTACCTGGTTCGTAGTCGCGATCTGATTGATATTTTTCTGCCAAGTCAGCATACAGTGCCGAAGACG